CGCGTCCCACTGATTTATTAAACCTTTTGTAATAATGTCAATTTTACGCTGGATATCGGCCTGCTTCTTCATTTCTTCATTCATCTTCCGAATTTCCTCAACGCCTCCATTCATTAGCACAGTTGCAACTGTTGTGTCTTTACCTTTAGGACCAGCCAAAATGTTGGTGAATAAATGCTTTTTGCGTGCATCTAATGACTGCATTTTTTCAAACATTGCCAGCATATTATCAATGCCAAGGAAGTTCCCTTTTTTATCAAAGAAGGTCAGTTGCCCGATTCCAGTGGCTTTCCCTGCTACATTTAATGCCGCTTGAACCTTAGGGTCCATCAGAGACTGCATAACAGCAGCAAAAGCAGTACCCGCAGGACCTCCACCGTTAAGGTCTTTCACTAGTAATGCCGCAACAGGTGCAAGTTTCTGATATGCTTCAATACCTTGTATTTTCAGACTTTTCAATGCACCTGATGCACTGGAAAAGAAATAACCCATTTCAGAAGTTTGCACTCCCATTGTATATGTACGGGCGATTGAATCTGCAAATTTCATCATATCCTTGTTTGCAATGCCCAGGATATATTTCCACCGCAACATATCTTCACCCATTTGATCATATGAATTATGGGTTATTACTGCTAAATATGCAGTCGATTTACCTACTCCCTCAACGATGTCCTTTGCATTACCGCCGTTGCGCATCATAACATCAAACATTCTATCCATGTCCATTGTAGTGCCCGGCAAAAGTGCTCCTAATTGATTCGCAGTTTGCTTTAACGCATCCATATAAGCGTTTACCTTACCGTTCGAATCTGTTAAATCGGCTTGCAGATCTAACTGTGCTTGTTCAAGTTGCGCATAAGCACTTACTGCGGCTACCACCGGTGCAGCGATGGCGACGCCAGAGGCAATCATCTGTTTACCAGAGTTATACTGCTGCGTGGCTATCTCACTGTATTTCTTCTGCACTTTGTCCAGCCGGGTAATAGCATTGCTGGTTGCTTTATTAATTATTGTCGAGGCGCGATCCATCGCGCTCAGCACTAAAGCAATCCCTATTTTCTTATCTGCACTCATTTTTCAGGTTCTTCGATTGTGTTCATTTTATTATGCAGTTCTAGCGCTTCGGCAAACCAGTCATGTATCTCTCGCAGCTTCCAGTTTTTTTCAATAACGGTTGGGTCAATGCCACAGAAATGGGCGACAAAGATTATTTCCTTGCGCCCAACTAAAAATTTAGCTGGTTGCTTGCCATGATGATCTTATTAAAATCCCTGGCTTTGAAATAATCATATTCCGGCATTGGTATAGTCTTGCCATCTATTTCAGTAGCAAGCGATGCAAATGCTATTTCCAGTTTGTCTGGGTTTTTACCTACCAAGCCTTTAGCCTTACGTACTTCTGGAGATAATAGCTCGCGAACAATTGCAATACGGTTTCCAGATAGCTTTACACGCTTGAACAAGTCGCCATCGGTTTCTTTGCTTTCGATTCCTAAGGCTTCTGATCCTTCATCCTCATAATACCATCCATCTGCATCCGGAGTGGTAGGATACACTTTTTCAATTTCAGTAGTTTCAGCTTCTGCATTCTGTGCCGCTGATTGTTCCTGGTTCAATGTTTCGTTTTCCATTGTTGTATATTTATTTGTGATTTAAAACTGTTTTAAAAGGAAAGAACCTGCCTGCGGTTAAGCAATGCAGGTTCAATCACACACACCACGATTTTTATTACAGGCCTAAGTTGATCCTGCGCTGCTCCCACAGGTCATTACCATCCACACGGTAGATGTTTGCCTGCAGGTCTATTGCGTAAATTTCTTTTCCGTCTATCTCCAGCGTTATGGCGCTGAGCGTATATGTCTCCCCTGTTTCGCTGGCGTCCTGGTGCTTTACATCCAGCCCTTTGTTATCGCTGGTGCGGCCACGCAGGGTATATTTCACCTTTACCTCTCCCACTTTAGCATCACCCTCGTAGGTTTCCAGGTTGCCATACACGATAAATAGCTGCTCCTTGTAAATATTGGCTGCATCTTTGATCGAATCCGGGTAAACTGAGTTCATATCCAGCTCCAGTGTCATTTCCTCAAATCCCATCGGGTTCCTGATCTTACCCATGATGCCCAATGCCTGGTGTTCTTTCAGCGTTGGTTTAACGCCCGATATCTTCACCTCTTTTGCCTGGCCATAGAGCGAGTTACCGTTTTTGTAAACGGTTGCCTCATATATCGAGTTGATTTTAATGCCTGCCATTGTTAGCTATTTGGGAATTTTAAAAGATTAATGTCCATTTGATCGTAGAACGTGATACGCTCTGCCGGTGTGCCAGTCATCCACTTGCGGCGGAATTTCACATTGCCATCTGCGAGGTCATCCGTTGGGTTATCTGCGGCAGAATAAGTAATGATACTGCCGGGCAATAATGCGCCGCGCTGTATCAGCTTGGCTACGGTATTGTTACCTTCCTGCAGTACTATATCGATCAGTGCCGTACCAATGTTTCTGTCATTGTATTTGGCGGCTGCGATCTCCATGCTTTCGGCAACGATATCATCTACACGCTGAATGTTGATGAAGCTTTCTGCACCTGTTACCACCGGGTAGCCTGCATGACGGTTACCGTATTCACGAAGTGAATCTATATTCAGGACCGTAATGATACCGTTCGCGTTCAACTGCTGGTTTTCAGCGTTTGAATCGTTGAAAGAAGTATAAATATCCAGTTCAGGCCCTGCAGCGCCGTTAATTTCAAGGTTGCTCGGACTGGTCCAGTAACCACGCTCCGGATCGTTATCATTCAGCACATAAATACCTGCACGGAAGGCCGAATGCGGGAAGCTGATATATCCGTTCGGATCTTCCAGTGCTTTTGCCTCAAAAGCATTAGCAGTTTTCAGCCATGGATAAACCAGGTCGGTATCCTCATTGGTAGTATTCCAGCCAATGGTACCGCCACTGCCACGGTTTGCTATTGCATCGGCAACTGTATCACCGGTTGCGCTGTCATGTATCCACCTTGCACGGAATTTTGAAGCCATTGAACGGCCTTCAGCATATACCGCGCTGAGGGTTGAATATTTAGGTGCAATGATGATCTTAGGGGTGTATTTGAACTGGCTGTAACAAAGGTCGGCCAGCTTCATACCGGTACGCACATTGTTGCTATCAATGGTACCTACGATATCTGCTGCAGCAGCAGGGATCACATATTTACCTGTAAATCCCAGTGTTTTGCCTTCCAGCTCACCGGTAAGGGTAATGTCTTTGAAGTTACCCCACGCATCAATACTGTATTTTGCAGGATCAATGGTTGTGGTATTTTCTTTTACCGTGATGGTACCGTACAAATGTTTGCGGAGCGCAATTTTACTATTGGTAACAGTTCCGGTTACGCTTGTTAGTGTAGCCGTATGCAATGTATCATCAAATACATTCACCACCACCACAGGGTTTGCACCTCCCGGGCTATTTGTACCAGCACCCGCAGCGCGGATAATGGCGAGTGACATCGCAATATCATTGGCAGGTGTTGCCGGGCCAAACTGCGCATCATCTTTGGCATTCATACACTGTACCAGTTGCTGTGTGGGCCCAACAGGTGAGATACCTACCAGGAAAATCACAGAGGAGCGCACAATGCTGAAACTTCCGTCTGGTGTTGCTACTTTAATGGTTTCCGTACCGTGTAGAAATGCCATTGTTATTTATTGAAAAAGTTTAAAAATCTATTTTGCCTGTAACTTACCCTGCGCTTTCAACCGCTGCTCCAGTTTGCTTTCACCGCTGAAGCTGAGCTCAGCGCCATGGTACAGCTTTATCTCCTGCCCGTTCTCTTCCATCGTGCAGCTTACCGCACCGGTATAGATATAATTACGTGCAGGATCTGCTTTCGCCTCTTTAGCCTGCTTAGCTGCAGGAGTTTGAGGCGCTGGCGTTGCAGCTACATCGCTGTTGGTTGCCTGGGTATTGTCTGTAGTGTTATTTTCGTTAGCCATATTAGCTTACTTGTGGTTGATATGTTACTGTTTTCAACGGTCCGCCTGTTGGTACAGGCTCATCACTTTGCTGGCTGCTTTTGGTATCAAAGCTGAACTCTAAAAACGGCATTGTCCCGCCTTCTAAAGATTGCCAGGTGCCTGCCGAACTGATATACATTTTCTTTGTAGAGTTCGTCGGCCTAAAGCCGAGCATCACTGCTTTTACCAGTACCAGCGCTTTATATGCCCCATTCGTATCATTCCGCAGCGTTCGGGCGCTGATGTAGATGCCAACATTCACCGTTTCTACCTGCGTAACCGCGCTGGTATTCTGCGGCAAAGCATAATTGCTGTCGGTATAATGCACGAGTATCAGGCTGGTTTCATCGGCACGCTCAAAGTCTGCATCTGTCTCCGCCATCTTTTTAGCGATGTAGTTCCCAGATTCATTTTGGCTTGCCAAATATTGGTTGATCGCATCAACCAATTCCTGTTCCAATGCATTGTAATCCATCAGCGTTTGCGTTGCAGCTTCACTTGTAATGTTTTCCCGTCAAAGAGCTTTTTATCTTTCAGCGTCCGAAATTCTATTTTGGTGCCGCCGATCGTAATTTTTATAACCTCCGGCTTATTCTGTGCTACCAGCTCGATCAGCCCTTCAAAATCTCCTTTTTTGTATTCCATGATCCCATCTCCGGGGTCATAGTTCATATCGCCTATTTTTTGCAAGCTGGAAGGGTCTTTATAGTGCACCCTGGCTGTTTGCATTGGCCCATCTGCCGGGTACCACTCCGCATCGTAACCCATCAGCGTGGTGGTAGTGTCGAAAGCGACACTCAAAGCCGTGTCAAAAAAATTATCTGACATGCTTAGTTGCTCAGCCTGATCGTGCAGGTAGCATCTGTTGTACCCTTAGCTACTGCCAGGTGACCGCAGAACGTGTTACTGCTTGATGTTTTGGTCAACCGATGGTTGGTGTCATCCCAATACAGCGGATCACCTACCACGCCATCCTGACCTGCGCCAGTTTCGCATGGGATATTGCTGTACACACCACGGAGCATCAGCACTGCCTGGCTGCCATTTGCAGCATCTGCCACATAAACGCCCACCAAACCGCCAACTTTATCCATGCTTCCGCCTGTTACATCAGCATCTGCCGTGATCTGAAGGCTGCAATCGTCCTGAACTAAATTTTGCATCTTTATTTAAATTGAAAGATTTATAAATTGTTTGTTGCTGTGGTGTGTTGTTTATTTTTTACGCCCTCGCACCAATACTTTGCTGCTGAGCGTGGAGGTGGTTGTAGTATGATGCCCGGTTGCAATGATCCAGTAGTTTGTATACGGGTTGCCCGTCTGGTTGTATTTAAATAACTGCACCCCGGAAACATTCGCCGCATAGCCTGCATATAGCTGCACAAAGTCGGTACCGGTACCCTCATCTGCGGATGCAAGGACCTGCACCAAAGTACTATCTGTATTGCCGGTTAGCTTTGTGATCTTATTCCAGAATGTTACCGTTGTAGCATCATTCGGTATCTTGATCTTGAGGGTATCCGCTCCCAGGTTCGTAATGGTTGCATTGGTAGCAACATACAGATCAGACCCGGCAGTGTATGCCGAGAAATCACCGGTGATATCCGTCAGCGTATTGCCGTTGAACGACTGCGCAAAGCTGCAGATGGTTGACATTATCAACGCTGCAACCAGGAAAGAGTATTTAAGAATTTGTTTCATTTTATTATGAATTGAATTTTTACTTTTTACAATATGCTATGGTGATAGTGGTGCTTCAAAGCGAGTTGTTACTATTCCCCGCTTGATACTGCCGCGCCAGCATTTTTGTACCAGCCCTGGTAACCCCATGACTGTGTATCAAAGTCCAGACGACCTTTTATGATTAGGTTGTCAGATTCAGGATCGATGTAAGAAGATGTAAACAATCCTTCCTGGCCATTCAGGTAAGAATAGATCAAACCATCTGCCATGATCGCCTGAGGATCTGCAGCTAAATACCATTCCTGCTTATTTGTTAACCAATCAAGTACCACAGGTTGCAAACGGTTAGCCCAGATATTGACATCATCTGTTTTGGTTTGCATGATGGATGTTACCAGTTTTTCCGCAGTGGTTTGCAATTCGGCAGGTACGATCAAATATTTTGGTACGATACTCAGAATGTTACCTTCCGGTGATTTCTGGCGGCGCATTGCTGTGCGAGCAGCACTCAGGCTGGCATCGTTAGGATAATCTTTCTTGGTTGCGAGGTTACCATGCCCAGCCGAGAACATTGGAGAATCATCAGGCGTATTCACATTATTGATGATCAGGTTCCAGAACTTTTGACTTTCAAAAGTACGAGCACCTAATGCTAACCATTGGGGAAGGCGAGTCAAAACACTCAAATCGTCGTTAACAAAAGACTGACGGGTAACTGCGAACTTCCGGGCGTAAGTTTTCAATTGCAATGTGGCTTTTTCATTGCTTACAACCTTTGTTGTTTTATATTCGCCACCTTCTGCCAGCTCTTCAAAGGTTACATTCGCATCAACCTTGATACCTGTTTTTATGCGGAAATCATCTGCATTCATCTGAGTACCAAAAGGTTTCCATTCAGGTACTACCGCATCATAATAGCGGCGCAAGAACCTAGCTGTTACAGATGTCAAAATATCTTTCAGGTCGGTTGTCGCGATGGCACGCATATATACTTCATCAGGAGAAAGAAACTGAGCTTTAATCCCGCGCATTTCTAAAGCCATACGGAACATATCTACCAAGCGCATGTACTTAAAATCCTGTGCCTGAGTATTTTCCGGCTTAGTAATATCTACTGAACCAGGTAATGCACGGTGCTCTATCGCTGTTATAATCGCACTACGTTTTTTTACCAGCTCATCATCTCCTGTTACTGCAGCAGGATTAATATTGCGGAGGTTTGGTTGTTCTTCTGCCATTTTATCAAGGATTGCCGCTTTTGCAGCGTCTATTGTTAAACCACGTTCTATCAGGTCCTCTGCAAACTCGCTAGGCAGGTTTGCACGCCTCACAGCTTCGATGATACCTTTGCTGCGTTGGCGCTCTGCTGCCTGTATAGAGCGTTCATCAGCCACCGGTGCAGGAGCAGCTTGCGTAGCTGGCACAGGAGCAGGTGTTGGCTCTACAGTACGCGCTTGTTCTGTAGCTGTTGCTGCAGGTGCAGCCTGTTGTGTTTGCGTTTCCGTAGCCGGTTGATTTTCATTATTCATTTCTGAACGTGTTTTATAATTAAGAATTTCAATGTCGTATTGTTCGCCTTGCTCACTGCGGATAGCAGAAGCATAATCGGCAGGCGCAGCCACCAGGGATATCTCGTACGGCTCCCAGTCAATAGCGCGGTAGGTTGGCACTTCTTCTTTTGCACCGTCCTCGCGTTGGTATTTCCATACTTTATAACCTACAGATATGCTGCGGATGATACCTGCACAGATATCATCCCAAATGCCTTTGTATTGATCTTGTGTGGAGAATTGAACGCGTGCTGTGCAAAGGCCATTTTTTACATCGTAGCTGATGACACGGCCACGCACTTTATCAATAGTGAAGATATTATGTGAATCTACCAGTGATACAACGCCGCTATCGAGGCGTTCGGTGCGCATGTTCTTTTTATCGCAGGAAAGAACCTCATTAAAGTTCTCTTCCCAGCCATAACGAAAGACAGGCGTTTCAGATGCAAACACCACATCAAACTCACGGGTTTCTTTATTTACCGATTCGTTTGCGATGGTCGCCCTTGAATAAAATATGCCTGCTT